CGTCAGGTCCTGCCCGGTGAGGACGGTTGCCATGGACGTGCTCCTTAGGATGGTGTGGCGAGGGTAGTGACCTGTACGTCAGATACGAGAAGGTCGGATGGGCCGATGGTCTCGACCGATGGGGGTGATACGTCGCCGACCTCCCAGCCGCGGGGCAGGTTGTCGAGGACGGCGAAGACGAGTTCCTCGAGCTGGTCGAGGGAGCCCTGGTTGTCAAGGTTCGCGACGATGCAGGTCAGCCGAAAGGTGACCTCGACCTGTGGGGTTGCGGGCCGTCCGATGGTGACGGGTGCGATCCACGGGTTGCCAGGGACGATGACGACGGTCGGTGGGATTACAACGGGCGGTGGGAACGCCGACGTCGAGTAGTCGATGCCGGCGTCCTCGAGGGCGGTCGCGAGCGTCGTTCGTAGGGTCTTGAGGTTCATCCGACCATCGTGCCTACGTCAAGGTGTGGTGCGAGAAGGCCCTGGACGCGTCCGATGAGGGAACGTCCGAGTCGGAACGGTCCAGGCTGAAAGTCGACGCCCTGGATCGTGCCGCCTGGTGCGACGCGTGCCTGCCAGATCTCGACGGCGAGCATCATGCACGCCTCGAGGACGAGCGGGTCCTCTTCGTAGACGTCGGCTGAGCCGGCGTCGATGACGGTTCCGGAGGGAATGACCGCTTGGATCTCTTCGACCGTCGCTTGACCGGTCTTGTTGAACGTGAACGTGTTGTAGAGCTCTTGCGCGTTCGAGTACGAGTAGGGCCATAGGGTGGGCCAAGGCCACAGCGGTCGGGGCGGGACGTCAGCGGTGTAGCCGATGGACAGCACCGTGTGGTTGCCGTTGAAGCCGGACGGCAGGCCGCTGATCGTGACGGACTGCCCGACGTAGAGCCGGTGAAAACCGACGGTGCGGGCCTTGACGGTGGCGCCGTCCTCGCAGCACATCTGATCGATGGGATACGAGTACCTGCTGAGCATGGACAGGACGAGGTTCGTCGCTGCCGTAGAGGCCTGCGTGAGTTGCGCGTCAGGGTAGAGGTCCCCGACTCCGAGGACCGTCTTGAGTTCGTCGAGGTCGACGTAGTTCGGCATCGGAGGCCTCCGTGGGCCCCCAGCCGGTCGCGGGAGAGGTCACGACCGGCTGGGGGTGATGGGTCACGGCGTGACGGTGAGGTAACGAACCGCCGTCGGGTACTTCGACGCCGCGGCGACGTAGCCGTAGACGGCGACCTCGACCTCGAGCGTCGACACGTCCTGAACGGAGACCTGGACCGGCGCGCCGGCAGCCTCGTAGAACGTCACGGCCTGCGCGGGGAACACACGGGCCTGCTTGTCCTCGACGTTCGCGGTGACGTACAGCTGCAGACCGGCGACGGTGCCCTGCGTCGTGCCCTGGCTCATGAGCCCGGCAGCGTTGCTGGGGTTCGCCGCGGAGAACAGCGGACGGTCGTCGTTGTCGACAGCTGCGAGCAGCTTGGCAAACGTGACGTCGCCTGCGCCGACGGGGTTGACGAGGATGCGGTTCGGGGCGAAGCGCATCACGTTCCACGAGTCCGCGATTGCGGTCGCGATGGAGTCGTAAATCGTCGTGCCGACCGACTCGCCGTTGCCATCGTCAAGGACCGAGTACGCGTACGCGTCGGTCTTTTGCGCGTACTGCGCGCCCATCTCGATGAGGAGACGGTCGAGGAACGCCGGGTCGGAACGCTCGATGAGCTGGCGGGAGATGCGCTCGCCACCGGCGAACGTCTTGACCGGAACGGTCAGGTAGTCGAGCGTGAACGCGGTCGAGGAGACCTCGTCGCCCTCAGCGGCCTGCTCGGCGACCGACGGCTTCTGCGTGACGCGCGGGATCTTGAACTCGTCGCCGCTGTCAGGCAGGACGTCACGCGTCATCGCCTCGATCGTCGGGCGGGAGTTGTCGATGACGGAGATGACCTCGGTGAGGAAGCGGGTCGGGATGAGGCCCGCGCCGGTCGTGGTCGTGTTGTCGGCGAGGGCTGCCTGGACGACGAGCTGCGCCTCGCGGTCGCCTGCCTGCGCCTCAAGCTGCCGCTTGGCGAACAGACCGGCGGTCATGTTCTTGATGTCGCGGTGCTCGACGGTGATGTACTGCTTGGTCGGGGCGGCAGCCTCGACCTTCTCGGAGGCCTCGACCACCTCGGCGGCGGGCTCGACCTCGGGGGTCTCGTTCTCCATGGTTGTGGGCTCCTGGTCGGAGGTTGCGGGGGTCGGGTCGGGCTCGGATGCCGCGACCTGCTCCACGCCGGCCTGGGAGAAGGCCGGAGTGGCGACGAGGGACACCTCGACGAGCTCTGCCGCTGTGACGACGTAGCCCTGGTCGGTGTCCTCGAAGTCGATGATGTTTGCGCCGACGGACAGTCCGTCGCGGAGGCCTTCGGCGGCCTCGATGAGCGCGTCACGGCCTGCGGTCGTGCGCGAGAGCTTGAACGTGCCGCTCATGTGGTCGGGTCCGTCGACGAAGCCGGTGGCACGTCCGATGGGGCGGCGTCCGTCGTGCTCGAGGAGCAGCTTGACGGTCTCGGGCGGCGTGGCGAACGCGCCGGCCTGGAAGGCGACAGGTCCGAGGCTGGTGTTGCCGTACACGCCGTAGGGGACGACCTTGCCGACGATCACGCCTTTTTCTGAGTCGGCAGCGGTGACGTCTGCGGTGAACGTGACGTGCAGCTGCTTGTCCATCAGGATGCCTGTTCGCCGGGTGCGAGATCCTCAAGGTCGCGGACCTCGTCAGGTGTGAGTATGCCCAGCGGAACGAGCGCCTGGTAGAGCTGTGCGCGTTCGATGGGGCTACTGCGGAGAAAGTCGGTCAGGTCGAACTTGATGGCCTCGCGCTGTACGAGGATGTCGGACAGGCTGAGGCGCTGCTCGATCGCGGTGATGTAGGGCATGAGGGCAAAGTCGAGAAGGTCGCGGCGGCTGTTTCCGACGTTCTGATACGTCATGGACGAGCCGGCGTCGACGCCGAGGTACCAGGGCGGGATGCCGGCGGCGCGGGCGAGTTCCTGGGCGGTCGCCATGCGCGCTTCGACGAGGGCCATCTCTGCGGGGGAGAAACCGACGCGCTCGATGTCGATGGACTCGTTGAGGTAGGCGGTCGCCGAGCGGTTGCGGGCCTCGCGCCACGCTTGCAGGAGTTCTGTGACCTTGCCGGTCGGCAGGGGCGAGCCGGAGTTCTTGAGGGCCACCATCGGCGACGGTGTCTCGGCGTAGGTGAGTGCGGCCTGCTCGAGCTGGATGGCGGTGCGGATGGTGCGGCCTGCGCGGCGGAGAAGGCCGTCCTCGAAGCCGGCGAACACGACGAGACTGTTCAGGCCGGTAGCGGGCAGGCGTGCGCCGTCGAGCGTGTAGTGGTCGACCATGGTGCCGTCGCGGTTGAGGACAGGCGTAATGCGGACGGGGTCGATCCAGCGGAACCTCGAGGGGCGTCCGTCCTCGGCGTAGACGTCGAGGACCTGCCAGTAGGCGACGCCGTAGAAGAACAGCGAGTCGATCGTCCAGGCCATCGTGGTCTGCCGTGGGACGGACGGGTCGGGCTGCCGCATCCAGGGGGCAGGCCGGAGGTCACGTCCGTCTTCGGTGTACCGGTAGATCGGCAGGCCGGAGATGGAACCGGAGATGATGTTCCGTGCGCGTGCGATCGCGGGGACGGTCATCGCCTGGTTGCGTGCGACGTTTACGCCCGAGGTCCCTGTGAGTTCCTGCCAGGTGGGCCATCGGGCGGAGGCCAAACTCGCGGTGACGGGGAGGTCGTCCTCCTCGGATGCACGGGGAGGCACGGTGCCGAGGATGATGTCGAGTAGGCCCATGGGCTAATCCTAACCTACGACGATCTCTGCCTGGGAGACCGGTCGCACGGCATGGTGGGTCGCCATCGCGAGTGCGACGGCGGCACAGACGGGTCCTGCGGACTGACGTCGAACGATACGCCAGCCACCGTCGCCGGTCTGCTTGCGGGCGGCTGAGGCGATCTGTTCGGTGAGAAGCTCTTGACCGGAGTGTTGGAGACGCTTTGAAACGATTGCGCCGAGCAGCTCGTCGCACGCTTGGGTGAACGCTGCGCCGGAGACGTCGCCGACGGGTATGCCGACCTGGGCGACGCGTGAGGCGATGCCGGCTGCGGTCCACCGGTCGAACGCCACAACCCTGGCGTAGTAGTCGCGGGCACGTTTGGCGACCTGGCCTGCGACCTTGCGATCGTCGATGGTGTCATCGGCGTGCCAGGAGTCGAGGACGAACGCGGCGAGCTGTTCGGCGTCGTCGTCGAGCTGCTGGACGGCGACGAGGGCTGCGTCACGCCGGTCGGGGGTGACGTCGATGGCGAGGAACGTGGGCCGCTCGGGGTCGAGTTCGATACCGGCCTGGTAGCAATCGGCCCAGGTTCCTTGTGGGAACGGCGAGTCGAGCGTCTCGACCCATTGGCAGAGCATTTCGGTTCGCACGATTTCGACGGGGTCGGACTTGATGCGGGCCTCGAGTGACTCGGGCCGGATGAGATGTCCGAGGGCCGGGTTTGCGGCGACCCACGCTTCGGGGTCGTCGATGCGGCAGCCTGGTTCTGCGGACCATTCCCACCAGCCGAGCGGCCCTGCCTGCTGGTTTGCGATGGACTGCATCGCCTGGTCACGCAGCGCGTTCAGCACGGTAGATCCCGCGTCGCCTGCGTTCGACACGGCCCATACCTGCGGATTGGGTCGCGCCTGCGTCGTGTAGACGAGTGCGGCGTAGGCGTCGGTCGTCCGGTGCTGCCTGGCTTCGTCGATGATGACGAGATCTGCGGAGTATCCGCGGGCGCCACCTTCGGACGGGGCAACAATTTTGAAGCGCGAACCGCCGAGCAGCTCGAGTTCCTCTTTGCCGTTCGTTCGGGACACTCGTTTGACCTGGCGGGACAGCCACGGGATGTCCTCGAAGAGTTCGACGACGCCTCGGAACATTTCGAGGGCGACCTCGCGGGACTGGGCGGTCGCCAGGACGAGCCGTTCGTCCCACAGGAGCAGGCCGGCGAGTATTCGCATCCGCAGCAGGTGGGTCTTGCCGGACTGGCGGCTGACGAGGACGCCGGCGGTCTTGTGCGCCCAGCGCCCGGTCTCGTTGACGATGTGGGCGTGGTCGGCGACGTACTGCTGCCAGGGCAAGAGCGGCTGTCCGATGGCTTCGGCGAGGTCGACGAGGTCAGCGCCTCGCGATGGACCGGACGGTCGCGGTGTCTGCACCCTGGGCGTCGGTGAGCCGACCAGCTGCTCGAGCGCGGAGGACATCCAGCGGGTTCTCCTCTGAGACGGGCTTCGTATCGGTCGCGGTCCTGCCGGACACCGTAAGGCCTACGGCGGCAAGTACGGCGAGCAGGGTGCGGGACAGGCTTGCGATCTGCTGCGGGTCGGTCGACTTGTCGATGTCTCTGCCGAGTCGGATGGCAAGCCGAAGGGCTGCACCGTCGGCGAGCGTGATCCAGTCGGCGTTTTCAGACGCTGCAACGACTGCAGCCTCGACGCTCTGAGATTCGTCAGGTGAGTCGGGGCCGTCAGGTGATGGTCGGGTACCAGTCGGGGCCGTTCGGGGCTTAGACGGCATCAGACGTGCTCCACATGGGTCATGACGGTTGCGTGGGGGGAGGGAGGGGGT